CAGGTGTAAAATAAGGTGCAGTAGTATTACTTTGTAACGTTATAGATCCTAAATTAGCACCATTTACATATTTAACTGGTTCTACAGTATGAGTATATGTAAAAATTGGACTTGGACCAACTGGTGGAACTGTACTTAAAACTTTTACGTAATAATACGATTCTGTACCTGTTGGGTTATTTTCTTTTAATAAAGCAATATCATTATCAGCTAAAGGTGAACCACCACCACCTGCATTTATGTTATAAACTAACTGCAAAGTAGTAGTATTAAAAGTACCTCCTTCATTAGGAATAGCAACTAAACTACTAGAAAATCCTCCATTTTCATTTAATCTGTAAGTAGCTTGAATTGTATCAAGTCTTTCATCTTCATCAAATCTAAAAGTTATTGATCCAGTAGAATCTATTACTGGTACTCCACCTGTAATATCAGGTGCAGAAGCAGTTCCATCATAACTAACTCTTTCAGCTTGACGGCCTGGAATATGAAATGCTTCACTTTCAGTACCATCTTTATAAACTAAAGTAGCATAAAGAGCATATATTTCATCATATTGAAAACAACGTTTAGTAAAAATTTCAGTTTCTGAGTGAAACGAAGTATTAAAAGTGCTTCTATCTTGAATTTCAATATAAGGTTCTACTTGAATATTATTAATCCAAGGTTGAAGATTGGTTTTTAAAGTTTCTTTTAAATTACCAATATATAATCTATTATCTAATTGAGTAATAGTTTTAGCTACCCAAGTAATTTTATTAATTAAAATATCTGTACTTGTTGTAGCTGCATTATCTAAAGATATAATTTCTCTAGTAAAAGTACCAGTAGTATTAGGAAAATACCCTAAATCATAAGCTGCTAAAACTTGATTAATTTTAGTTATAACGTATAATTTTACATTAGGAAAATTAATATCTGAACTAAAACTAATAGTAAAACTTTTACCTGTTAAGGTATTTGGTGGGCATCCATCGTAGTTTTCAATAGGAAGTTGAGATGTTTCATTAACTATAGAGATAGGGTTAGATGGAAATGAAAGATTAGTTTCATTAAAATTTTCATCTGCATAAGATGCTAATACGTAATAAACTCCTGATTTTAAATTACCTCCATTTTGAACTGAATCTAAATTAATTTTAAATTGTTCAAAAGGTTTTAATACGTATAATTTATTAAACTCATCAATATCAGTGCATTGAAAGTTAAGATCTACAGCAGGTTCTGGGGTATCTACATTAATGTACCTTAATGGATTTCTAAAATCTACCCAATAAACAGAAAATGTATTATCAGAGTTAATTTTGTAACTACCTTGAATTTGTGTGTTAAGATTCCAATTAAAATCAGTAGCTCCTACTTTATCCCTAATTAATACCCTGTAAGAATTATCTGTTGCCAATACACCAATTTCTCCTCTACAATATCTACCTACAATCTGTGTTCCAGGATCATTAAGATCATAAAATTTAGATTCACCTTCAATTACAGAAAATAACACTACAGAACCATTGCTAAGTGGAATTTTTCCAATGCATGTAGCACCTGGAGTTATTAATGTAGGATAATTAAAAAGTGGATAATTACCGTCTTCATTAGTAATACTTCCAACTTCTGAATTAATGTTTACGTTAATATTCAACCTTGATGTTTTATCAGGTTGATTTTGTGGATCACTATCTGTATTTAATAAAAAAGGTTGCATTATCTATTGTATCTTAAATTAATAAAGTGTTCACCAATTGAATCTGAATAAAAGAAATCTCTTGCTGTAGAAATGTTAGGAATAAGTCTAACCCATTGATTTTTAAACGATTCCATTCTTGGAATGTCAAACATGGCTAATAAGTTTTCAGCTTCACCTCTGTATCTCATGTAATGATTTTCAGCATAAGTTAAAGTCATTTCTCTATTAGGGTGTTCAAAACCTCCTAACATTAACATGTAAGTTAACTTCCAAAATAAACATTGAGTTACTGCTTCTTTGTCTGGAATTAAAGGAAACCCTTCTTCATCAACAGGAAAAGCTTGGTAAGATACACATATAACCTCATCATCAGGAACATTGGTATTGATGTAGTTAGGATTAACAGTGTAGCTATAATCTGTATGCATGACAGACATATTAATGCAGTCGTCACAATGCATATCGTAATTAAAAGTTTGAGATCCATATCTTAAAAAAGTGCTTTTGTATGCTACCGATTTAATTAAATATAAATCACATGGTATTACGGCTTTACCGTTTTTAATAGTTAGAAATGCAGTTTTATCTATTAACTGTTCTGTACAACCAATAGCTTCAAGTGCATCTCCAATCCAATCAACAGCTTCTCCAATAAGTCTATCAGAATGCTGAGATAGCAAAGTGCCGTATGCTCCAAAAGCTCTGTTTATTATTCTTTTACAAGAAACTGATCTATAATTCATGTTTTTAGCTTTGTATTACAAAGATACTGGAATTTTATCAAATCTGAGATAATATTCGGAATCGGATTTAAGTCGTTCAGTAAGTTTGTTTTTAGCACCTGATTTACATTTAGTACCATTTGTTCTAGATGAATCAAACTTATACATAGTTACACCTTTAATATTACAGTTTCTTTTATTCCAATGAAATCCTACGTAATATTTATCTGTATAGTATATAAACTTGTTATCGTCTAATTTACCTTCTTTTCTTAATTTCTTAGTTTGACCCCAATTTACAGGTGCTATTAAACGGTCATTTTTAACCTTAAAAGATCTGTCAAACCTAAGTACCTGAATTTCACCTAGATGGAAAGGTACTTTAAATTTACGGTTTCCTCCTAAAAGCAAATAATCTACAATGTAGTTATTTAATTCAAGGACTATCTTTTTGTATAGTTTAAAAGGAATTTGTTTTTCATAATTAGCATTATACCAACTATGACTGTCCGTTAATGTTGTTGTGTGAGATTGCGTCATTATCTGTATCTTCAGTTGTTCCTAATAAGAATTTTAATTCTGATCCTAATACGTCTTTTGTAATCAAATCTAGCAAATCTGCTGTTAATGGATAATTCGAATTATCTGTATAACATAATCCGTCATCACAGGTAAAAGTTCTAGCATCTTCTGGTTTTTCCAAAATTGCTCTAACATTAATTACTTTAAGATCTAAGGTAGTCGGAAAATAAAGATAATCATTTAAAAAATAAAACGGTAATGTCATTCCAGGATATTTTCTTTCTGAATAAAATGGACTTCTTTCAGGAAGAATCAAACTAAATCTAGATTGTCTATCTATAGCAGATACCTTTAAAGCATACCTTTCTTTAAATCTAATAGTTTTAGGAATAGTAAATTCAGTTCTAAGAATGTCACAATCCACATTAAATTCACAACATTCAGCTTTATCTACTTTAATTAATGGAATGCAACCTAAATCTTGATAGAAAAGATCATTGTCAAAATAGTTTTTATTCTGATCTTGACGTATATATTGAGCACGTTTATAGTCTACAATAAACGATAACTGTGCAACTGAAGGAGTAAAGTCGTCATTAATACGTCCAGCCGACATTAAGTTCAGTAAATTATAGACTATCTCATTTTTTGTCATTTCTATCTGTTTTAAAGAATGTATGATTATGGCATAATTTTACATTATTACTATTATAATGTTTTATGGTACCGTCTTCTTCTAAAGCTACAACAAAAATTAAATTTTCATGTGGACCGTAATCTATTAGAAATAGAACTTGACCGTCACCATGAGGAGTTGTAACCCAGAGGAAATTGTTTACCTCTTTAATATCAGCCATAATATGAATACAAATATAGCAATTAATACCCAAAAATACCATATAGGGTATCCTTGTTTTACCTCAATAGTTTTAGGAATGGTTACCTTTACAGTATCTATTACATTAACCAGAATAGAATCATGTACATAAATGGGCCTCCTAACAACCGTAGTTTTGACTTTATTAAGGCTGTCAACTGACTGATATACAGTCGTAAAGCTATCACTAAATACTTTGTTGAGGGAATCACGATAAAATAGGGTAAGTTGAAAACTACTATCACCAGGTATAGTATCGTATATCTTAATGAGAGTATCCTTTTTAAAAATAACTGTTTTATAAGTGCTGTCACCGTATTTGGGGTTTTTCTTTATAGCTTGTTTTAAATGCCACTCTGCAGTGCAAGAGGTTATCAAAAATAATGTAAAAATTAAATATCTCATCTTAGTGCTTCATAAACGGCAACAAATAATATGTTACCTATAGTGTATAATAATAACGTTCCTACTATTGTACCTGAAGCTAACCAAGCTACCATTAATACCTGCAATGTAGTAGATAAATGCCACATGTCGTAAAACATAGGAAAATATTTTTTAAGAAATGTATGCTTAGGTGCTTCTGAAGTTTCTCTCCAAAAGAACTTATGGCAGCCTAGTTTTTTAAAACTATCATGATGAGAAATCGAATCCATCACGGCTTTTAGAACAACAAAGACAATTACATATATCATCGGTATTACTGATTAGATTGTTTAGTTTTCTTTTTAGAAACAGCTTTACGTTTTTCGTTAATTTTCTTAATTTGTTCATGACTATCATACTCTAAGTAGGCAATTAATAATGCCACAAAAATACTGAAAATTACGATTAACTCTTTCATGATATTGTAATATTTATTTTTTCTTTTTTCTCTACTTTTTTAAGTTCAGCCATAAAGTCTTTGAATGCTTTACCTGATTCAAAAATCATATCTTTAGTTTTGATTTTACCTACTAAAAGACAACCTTCAGTATCTTCTGGTTTGTTACCAGTATGCATTCTAATACCTGCAAATTGAGGTACGTTTTGTAACTCAGGTAGGTATTTTTGAAATCTATTACTAAAAGATAGTATCAAATTATACTTACCTCTAGGTATAGCAGTTTGACCAAATATCTTTTCAGTACCTGTTTCTAAGTATCTATCTTTGTCTTCTAATGTGTAACAAAAGAATTCACCGTTAATACTTAATTCACCAATAGTTGATTTATTAGTGAAGATTTTCCTCTTTACTTGTATTTCCATTGCCAAAAAAATTAGATAGAAACATACCAATTACTCCAATAATACCAATAACCATAGCAACCTTTTCTTCTTCAAAATACACAAATGTACCAGCAGCTGCTGAACAGGTTGTAAATAAAGCTAACCCAAACCTAGCAATGTTCTTAGGAGTAGGTTTAAAAAATTGATTTAAGCCATAGCTGTACTTTTTCATTTAAAGAATCTTTTAATTAGGGTAATTACTTTAGGTAGTCCTAAGATGATACTAATAAGAGAACTTATGATTGCCAAAAAAACGGCAAATACCTGAAGCTCAGGTAACCAATGAGCCATTTTACTAATTAGCAAGAAAACCCAGCTAACCAAAGCAACTCCAAATTCAGATTTTAATTCATGTGTCATAGTTATAGTTATATTTAATATTATTAAGGTCTATAAGTTTCGTCAGGTAAGGCGTTTAATAAGTTAATTACAATTTCTCTAAAAGCAGTATAATTTAAATCAGCTGAACCGTGAAAACTACAAGCATGATAATTTTCATCATAAGTAAAAAGACTATTATTTATAGTTAATTCGTATTGATTTGCATTAGGTACTCCTACAGATGTATCTGTTATTGTAACAGGATCTGGTGTTGATTCAAAAGAAGAATTAGCTATATCTACTGTTGTACTTAACGAATCAAAATAAATAGCAGTATTTAAATAACCATTTGTTAAATCACCTCTACTTACACTATATTTAGTCCAAGTGTCTGTTAATGTAATAGATGTTGTAGCAGAAGTTCCGTTATTAAATATACCTAACCTAACTGATCCAGTACCTTTTAAATACACTGAAAATGTGCCATTTGGAACAACAGGATTTGGTGAATAAAAGTTTTGATAATAATATCCACTTCCTGGATTATCAGCTGTAACTCTATCGTAAGGCCCGTCATTAATACCACCATTTGTAAAATGTGTAATTGTGTGAGTAAATCCATTATTTTCCCAAGGAGTTAAAGTTAAATTATTTGGATTTATAAGAAAATTATGACTACTGTTAATTAAAATATCAAAAGAAGTTGAACTATTTCTTTTTGTTGCTATAAAAACGTAGTCGTCTACATCAATTACATTTGTAGACTCATAATAATTATTTTCTCCGTTATTAGAAACATATACATTACGATTTCCACCTATTTCAATTGAATAATTTCTTGTACCTTCATAAGCACCCATTATTTCACGTGGATACATAAAATCAGGATTTTTAAGTACAACTCCACCAATATTTGAATTTTGAGTAAATTGACTTCCTGTTCCAGTAAAATTTAAATCTAAATAACCATTTGACCCATTAGATTTATATCCATTTATATCAAAAATTGGAGAATTCACTGGGGTAACATAATGATTATTGTTAATTAAATTAGTTCTTGCTGCAATTTGATAACTAGATAATCCTGAATAAATGTTAAGTCTATCAAGTTTATTTAAAATATTACCTGCAGCAACAGCTGGTTTAAAGAAAAAATTATCAAAAAGTCCTAATACATAAGTTGGAACAGTACCTCCATTAGATTCAACTCTTGATTTCCATGCTAATGCTTCTGTAGAAAAAGTAGCAGTTAAAGCAATGCACTCTTCTTCAGATAAAATTGAATTAAAACATTTAATAGAACTAAATAAACCATAACCTACAGAATCATCATATTTTGATATTAGTTTAAATTTATTATAATTTTGTCTTGGAGCAAGCGTACTTGAACCAATAAAAGTACCATTTAAATAACATTTAGTTATAGTTCCATCATAAGTAAAAGCAATTTTTATATTGTTATCTGTAATACTAAATGAACTATTAATAATGTCAACAATAGCATTAGTTTGCCAAATACTAAACCCTAAGTTACTATCTAAATAATTAGTGTAATTATATCGTTTATGAAATAAAAAACTTCTACCTTCAACATCATTAAAAAATTCTAAAAAATATTGTTCAGCATTAGCATTACCTAAATTTAAAGCAGCGTAAAAAGTAAAATTTTTACCGATTAAAGTTTGTAAATTTGGTATTGTTGTTGTATCTGCTGATCTAATTATTGCTGTAGTAGTAGTAGGTATATATGAAGTTAATTTACCACCTTGTTCAAATTGAAATCCCCAAGCAAATAAAGCTTTAGTAGCGTTTCCATATAATAATTGTGTACCTACACCTGTTGCTGCTCCAGCTGAACCTGTTGTAAAACCTATACCTACTTTATACCAACCATTACCATAATTTTCAATTGAAGATTTTAAAGAATTGGTTACATATATATTTCCAGTAGAAGCATCAAAACTTGGAGTAACTGTACCTGCCGCTATGTCTACAGTAAGAGTTGCGTTTACTCCAGCATATCTATTTATTCTAAGTACAAAAGTTTCACCTGCTGCAAAAGTTGAATTTTTAACAAAACAGCTAAACCAATAAGGTTTATTATTTAAAAGTACTGCAGTTGATTGTGAACAAAATTGACCTGAAGCAGTAAAAGTAACTTTATCAGCTGTTGCTGATCCTGTAGGAGCATTTGTATTATTTGCTGCTATTGTTGCTGTGCAATACCAATTAGTTGCGTTAGTTAAATCTTCACTTTGAAGTATAGTATTAGTCCTTTCTTCTTCATTTAATAAATTACTACTTTGAGCTCTTACTATATTAGCAGCAGAAGTAGTTAAAATGTTACTATTATTTAAAAAAGTTGCTGTGCTACTTCTAGCAAAATCTACTTCTTTAGGGCTATAAAGATTATTATTAAGCGTATAGCCTAATAATTTACCTGTTTTGGCAGCAAATCTAAGATCACCTATAATTAAAACTTCGTTACTCATAATACTGTATATTGCATTTCTTTAGCCATTGCTGCATAAGTAGCAAAGGAACTAATTAAATTTAAATTTGTTATATAATCTTTTAATACGCTGTTAAACGTTGTTGGTAAATTTATAGGAGTAGTAGCACTTATATCTCCTCCAATAAAAGCTATTTTAACTTGTGAATTACCATAGCCAGAACCAGTATCCCCATACCTTAAAATGTAAAAATTTAACGTATCATTTATAAAACTTCCTGTAGTACCATTTGGTGCAGTTCTAATTCCATTAACATATTGTCCTGCATTAGCAACAGCATTTCCATTTCTAGTTAAATAAATAAAGTCATTATCATTAATAACTTTTGCACTAAAAGGATTACTTGCTACTGATGAAGTTCCGTTTTGTCTAATTCTATTATAGTTGTTATTAAATCCTGCTGCACCCATAATTGGGTTATTAGCAGTTGGACTAACAGTACCAAGTAATACACCATAAGAACCATTTGGATTAGCAAAATTTGTACCTGTATTTGCTGGAAATTGTAAATTTATACCCATAGTTGAATTATTACCAGTAAAACCAGCAGCAGCAGTTATAGTAGGAAGTACTCCTGGAGAAGAAGGAGCTATACCATAATTTTGAGTAGGATTTTTCCAATTGATTCTTGCAAATGCACTACCACTATATGTATAATTACTATCGTAAATTGAATTAGCAAACATATAAAAAGCATCAAATTTATCCCATAACCCATTCTTTTTTAATTCAACAATTAATTGATCTTGTAATGATTGCTCTAAAGCATTAGGTAAAGTATAGTTTGAACTTACAGCTAAATTTAATACAGCTTGGTATTCAGGACTAAATTTAGAAAATCTAATTGCTGTATTAACATTTAATCCTATTCCTAATCCTAAATTTGGCATAATTATATAGTTGTATTAATTCCACCATATAGTCTTACTGTAGTAGCAACTCCTCCTGTATTATTTCCAATAGTTATACTAGTAATTTGACCATATATAATTACTCCTTGATTTAAACTAAGATTATTTAATGCAGTACTAACTGCACCATCTATTGTAATAGAACTAATACTTCCTGTAGTAGACAAGATTTGAACTGCAGTCCAGTTACCAGTTGCTACGAATGTAGTATTAGCAGCAACACTAGCAAAAGTATTAGGTGAACCTTGTCCTAACGAAGCTGCTCTGAAAAAAGTTGAAAGTCTTGAAGTACTTAACAACGAATCCATTAAACTTTCTAATTTTGAAAAACCTGACATAATTTTAATATTTTTTAGTTATTTGTTGAACATTAATATAAATAGCATTGTACTGATCTTCAGTAAGAAATTCATTTTCGTCAAAAGTTCTTTCTTGAAGAACACGTTTGTAAAGATACAATAATTTTCCTTCACAACAATCACAGCAACCGTTGATAAAACCAAACACTAATTTATTAGCATAGACATTACTTATCTTTTGCAATACTAAATTAATGTTTTCTATTACTATTTGATTTTGTTCGTTAGTCATTGCATTTACAATCTGAATCTGTACAATAGTTGGTTAAAATATCGAAGATATATTGAGCTTTAGTAGGATTACCATTTTCTGCATTAATCATCATTCCATCGTAAAGCATACACATGTTCATTAATTTATTTACTTGTTTTTCTTTACAAGGGCAATTTGAATTAGGTAATGCAGCTATTTTTTCATCTAAACAATGTCTAATAGCTCTAGCTGAAACAAAGTATTTAACAGCTGAATAACCTACTGTATATTCAGTATAAGTTTTAGTACCAGTTAAATTTAGTCCAGATAAATAAATTTTATTTGAACTCATTGTTACAGGAGTAGTTATTTGAAACAATTTTGTAGCATCAAAAGATCCTCCAAAAGAGTCTGTAACAGCTGGAGCTATATATAAATAACCTGCATTTGCAAATCTTAAATAATGTGCAGGAGCAGTATAAGTTGCATAACCATTAGCACTATTTAAATAAATAGATGTTCCTGATGGATTAGCAAAAAATGTTACATATTCTGATTTCCATACACCATCTTCAATAGGATCATCTGTGGCAGCTTCACCTAAACCAATATTTATAGTAGGCCAATTTTGATTTACTAACATACTTTGATAGCAATCATAAGCACTAAGATTAAATGTATATTCAGCAGTAGAAGGAGAAGTAAATATTAATCTTCCTCCTAATATATCAGTACCATTACCATTTGCTTCTCTATAACCTGCAGGATCTTGATTATTACCATATCCAGTAATTCCTGTTCCAGTAGTGTCAGATGATACTACGGATTTATAATCAGAAGATACTATGGTTTTTAATTTCGTTACTAAAGCCATATTTTAAATATTATTTACAAATATAATAAAAAAGGGAAGTATTTTTATACTTCCCTAATTTATTTATTTGTTTAAGTTAAGACTAAGCGTAACCAGCAAGAATAGTTTGAACGGTACTTAAAGGAGAAGAGCCGCCAGTAATAACAAAAATAACACCTTCATGAATTTCACTCTTGTAATTACCATCATTAGCACCACCACTAGTAGGAAATGATCTGTAATTAAATGCAAACCCGTCATAATTAGAAGTTGCAGATGCAAAATACTGTACAGGATAAGGTAACCAACTTCTGTTAGTATTTCCTTGGAATCCTTGTGCTTCGTATTCTTGTTTTTGAACTTGCCATCCTACACCATAACCTACTCTAGCAACACCAGAAGTAATACCATTACTAGGTGTTAAATAAGATTGAGGAGTTACACCATTGTGAACAACAGGGGTTCCAATAGGACCTGTACCACTTACACCAGCAGCAATTGAAAAGTTAGGATAAAGTTCTTTAAAAGCAGAACCATTAAACCAGTTACCAAAACTAGTCAATCTTACACCTGCAAGAGTAGCACTAGTTAAAGTAGCTAAAGTACCTCCTGTACCTAAATAACCAGTAGCAATACCAGTAATTGCAGTTCCAAGGGCAACTGAAGCATTTACATAAGGAGCATCTAAAATAATAGGAGTATTAGCTCCAGAACGAGTTCCTACAGAAACTACTTTATAAACAGGAAAAGTTTTAGCAGCACCAGAACCAGCAGTACCAACACCTATACGTAAAAATCCACCTGCAGCAATAGTTGCAACATCGAATGACCCTGAAGAAACTAAAGTAGCATTAGTAGAACCTGCGGTAACACTAATAGTTACGCTTCCTCCATTACTGTCTATAAGTTGAGTAGAATTTGTATCTACAAGAACACCAGCAAATACAAATCTATCATAAGGTTGTAATGAAGTATTTAAAGTTTTAGCATTAATGTTTTTAACCCAATCTAAAGCTACGTTAGCAGCAGTTGCAGATGTAGTTGTAGGATAATAAGAAGAAGCTAAATTAAAAGGTAACGGAGGAGCAGTTTTACTAGTGTTAGTAACTGTTAAATTGTAAGTACCAGCAACACCAGCTGCAATTGTACTTAAATCACCAATAGCACCAGTGTAACCTACGATATCTACGTTAGGTACAGGACCTGCATAAGTTGTAGCAGCAGCAGGAACTGATACGATACCACCTGGGTAAATCATAATGTTTTTAAAGTTACCTCCTGTTACACCACCTTGTGCAATCATAATAGGTAAAGCTTTTTCAGCAGCAGTAGGAGTAGTAGTAAGTCTGTTAAATGCACCAGTAGCAGCTATTGAATAAACTGCAATTTCATTAGCACCTAAGAGAGTTGGGTTGGCAGCTGTAGCGTAAGCACTTGCAGTACCAATTAAAACGGTTTTAGACATTTTGTTTTTTATTTATTTGTTATTAATTAAGAAAAATTTATTCATTAGTTAGTACCATTTCTGTTTGAGTTTTAAATCTATCACCAGCTTGTGTTACCTCAAGTAAATAATTAGCTGACATGCTAACAATTTCTTGATGAGTAGCGTCTGGTAAATCACAATCTTGTTCTAGATAATAAGACACAACATTTGGTTTACGAATATAAGATAAAATTACATCAGTTACAACAAAATTAAAATTTCCTGTTTTTTGATAGTAAATATTAAAATGATTTTCTGATGAAAAATACAATGGAAACTCAGCCGATGTTTTATTAAACGGATCAGCTTGCATTGCGTAAATATCATCTTCTTGTGTTAATTTACCAGAAGTAGTTAAAGTTGGTGCATTAGTATAAATAGGAATACTATAGTTTTCAAAATTTAAAGTAAAAGGACCTTCTTCAGTTTCATCTAATAATTTATATTCGTATTCAAAAACATAAGGAGATGCGACTTGTTTAATTAAAATTATAATAGAATTTTGAAAATAAAGATCTTTATATGATTCCCAAAAAAATTCTACATCTGAATAATTAACAAAAGCTTTAATTAATTTTTGCATTAAAATACTAGCTATTAAACTAGTATCTTCAGGAAAAGAATAATTTACACCTGCAGCAGGAAGTTCTATTGTAATACTAGTTTCAGCTGTTTCAGCTATTTTAATTGTTCCTATATTAGTATCAGAAGGAAAATTACTCATATTTAATACAGCATAACTATACAATTCTGTAGTTACTTGAGGAGCTATACTACCACATTGATTATGAGCTAATCTAAATCTAGAAGCTACAGCATGATAATAATTTCCAGGAAATTCAAAGTTAACTTTTTCATTTACGTCTGGATCTGAACTTGCAGGAATAGTTGCTTTTCCAATATAATTAGATACAACAAGAGAACGTAAATCATCAATACGTTTTTGACTCATCTCAAATCCTCTCTTCATAAGATTAGATTTAGATGAATATTTTTGGTTTAAAAATCTTAGAATACTTCTATTGATAGCAATATCAACTTCTTGACGAGAAAAAGTATCAAACAAAAATGAATTCATTTTATTCATTTCAGCTTGAATTTCTGTATGCATCTGTGTTATATTCATATTTTTAAAAGTAGGGGGCTATTAACCCCCTGTTTTTATTTAGCTTTTTTAACTTCCTTGGTTTTCATGCCAAGGTCTAATTGTTTCAATTTTGCCAACATAATAGCATAAGATTCAGAGTTATTAGGACTCTTCAAATATGCAATTGTTTGGTTTAATTCTCCAAGTGGCTCAGAACCATAGATATAGTTATTACCTACTTTTTGAATTATTTTAGCTTCTACAAATGAAGCTATTTGTGCTTTGTATTCAAGATCTGGATCAGATACGATTTCTAATAGTAAACCAGGTTTCTTTTCATAAGCTTCTTCCATTTTTAAATCTTTTTCTTGTTTTTTCAAATTAGAAATAGATGTAACGGAACCTAGTTCTGGCATTTCTACTGTTAACCTTCTTAATACCCAATCTTGTTTTACTTCGTCTTCAAGTAATTTAGCAAACTCCAACACAGCTTTAGTTTTAGTCATAAGCTTTTTGCTTCTGTTATCTAATTCTAATTGCTCATCTTCAATGTAATACATTTTAGTTTGTGTTGATTCTGAGTTTAATTTATTCTCTGCTACTAATGGATGAGATATTGCAAATTTGTATTTGATGTAATCCATGAGGTCATAAGGCTCATTTAATTCTTCATCAAATCCAATGTTCAATAACTTTCCTTCGTAAGGAATAGGAATTGCAATGTTGTTAAAATACTTTTCAACTTCCAATCTAAATTTAGGATCTGTAGGTTCTACTCCAATAATTGATGGCATCCATTTCTTGACTTCATCAAATGTTAAACCTGTTCCTACTGAACCACTTCTTGTCAAATAACTGCCTAAAGTAGCTGTTCTTTCTTGTGTTAAAGAAAGATGCACTCCGTGTCTACGGACTTCTTTTCTGTGAATTTTAATCTTTTTTTCCATGTCTTTATTCTATTAATCAATTTTTTTAATTTAAAAATTAAGGGTAGTGTATTTCAACTACCCTTAATCGTAATATTACTACAAACCAGCAGTACAAGCTAAGTCAATAGAAGTGTTAAATCTTCTAAGTACAACTTGTCCAGCTTTCAAGAAGTGTACTGAACTACCATCTTTATCAGTTGCAATGATATCGTTAGCAGTAAAGTCAGTTCCTGATGGTGCTTCGTTAATACCTTTTACCATACCACGTAACATTGCACGGCCTTTCTTAGAAACCATAGACAAGTTACTCATACCATCATAAGTAGATGTATCTACAAATGCCATACGGAAAGATTCCAATGGAAGGTTAGGGTAGTTAGGATGTTTAGGAGAAGCCAAAGCTTGAGGACCATTATCAAAAATAGAAGCAGTTTTGATAATCACTTTGTAACCATCAACGTGTTGATAAGTATCAAAGTATCCACCTAATCCCAAATTGTATCCATCACCAGTAACGAATTTGTTATCTGACAATTTGATGTATTGTTTAGCACTAAGCTCATTTTTCATAGCTTGGTCAAACATTAAACGACCACCAATACCTGTGAACAAAGTGATAACTTTATTTTCAGCATCTGACATACCATAGAATACGTCACGAATTGTTTGGTCAATTTTATCAGCTGTCAAAGCACCATAGGTATCTTTGTTAGTGATTTGTTCGAACAAACCAGATCCACGTACAATTGGATTACCTTGCTCATCACGTTCGTTGATAACACCATAAGCATCACGATTTGATTTAGAATACCAGTAGTTAGTTTCACATTCTACACGGAAACTTAAATTGTGTTGGTATTCTTCGTAAGGCCAATACATTTCACGGTTACCTCCACCTTTGGTGTCTAACTGTACAGTTTTAGCTTTACGATACTTGATGTTACCTTCGTAAGCATAACCTTTACGAATAGTACCTACGTCACCACGAACTTTAACTGGAGCAGTTGAAGTAGACAAGCTACCAAAAGATCCAAATGAAGCTACCGAATTCCAACCCAATGCATACAATGAACCAGCAGCAACTTCACTTGCAGGTAAAAATTCAGATGCATTTTTAGCAACTAATCTTACACTGTAAGCCCATTGACCGTTAGTTTGAATACGGTTAGTAATACGTAATTGGTAACCTAAAGGTGACAAGATAGTGTAACCTACAGGAAAAATACCTTCAGCAAAATACAAAGTAGCTTCGGTATAACCGATACCAAAGTTAGCTGCATAAGAACCTGAAGGAGGTGATTGAAGAGATACTGCCTTGAACAAACGTCCAATTACATCATACTCGTATTCATCACCATCAATTTCTTGAATAGCGTTCATACCTTCTGAAAGGTACATTAAAGGAAAACGAGAAGATTCATTACCCATCATACGAGTAAGAACTGGTGCGATTTTGTCAGGCTGTGCATTAATCAGACGAGAGAAAGAAGCATCATTACTTTTCATGCTTTCGTTCCACACTTGATCCATTAAGAATTGTGCCATAGTTTATTTGTTGTTTTTTTAGAGAATTGTTTATTTAATTGAGAAATCAATATCATCTTCTGCTGAACTTGAATAGCCTCCACCACTTTTCATCTTTGGTGTTACTCCTTTAAGTTTATCTCTTAAAGTTGAAGCTTTCTGACTTGCAGCAGCAGTTGATATATATTTATTTAAGTTACCTTTATTTTTTAAGAATATAGCTAAAGCAACTCTGTCTTCTACACTAAGATTTTTTAAATCTTCTTGCATTTGTGAAGCATTGTTTTTAGTTGGTCTAGACATATAATCCATTATTGCTCTTTGCTCAGTAGTTGGAATGTTAAAGTTTTGTACTCTACCTTTTTTAATAGTAGTGTCAATTTCACCCCAAAATCTTTGCAATTGTTGTCTTCTTTGAATATCAGCTGCTCTTTGTTGTTCTAACAATACAGCACGTTGACGATCTTGCATTTTGGTAAGTTTACCTGCTGCAATTTGTGCTTGTTTTGCTAAAGTACCAGAGATTTCTAAATCTTCTAAAGACTCTTTAATTTCTTCATCCGTGTAATCCATTTCTCTGTATAATGTTCTCATTACAGATTTTTGTACTGATTCATCTTTCAAATCAATAGTTGAAAAGTCAACTTCTGGATTAGCTGTAGTAAAGAATTGTTTAATGTTTTCTTCTGTTGCATCGTCACCTAGCATTTGAAGATAATCAAAAAATTCTCCTGCAATTGGAGGAAGAGATTCAAAGTATCCATTCAATTTTGCGTCAGCAACTTTATCCGAAGCATTGGTAATAAACTGTGCAAGTCCATCCTCTGTTTCTTCATAAGTTTCATCTTCATCGAATTGATAACCTAATTTTTCTGCTAATGTTTCAAAGAGCGTTGATTCAGATCCTTCATCATCTAAATCCAATTCAGGTTTAGGTTCAGGTTCAGGTTCTGGATCAGGTTGTTTTTTAGATGTCTTTTTAGGCTCAGGTTCTGGGTCTAAAATGTCATCTATAGGTTCAACCTTTTTTTCTTTTCCAACTTTTTTCTTTTCAGGTTGTGGTGTTGGTTCCACATCATCTACCACAATGTCTTTTGTAGTTTCTGTTTGAGTTGATTCTCCGACTTTAGTTAAGTCAAACTCTAATTCCTCAAATCCTGCTTCTTTTTCATTGCTCATATTCAATTACAAATTTAAAATGTTATTTTATAATTTTATTTATATATTTCTTTCTTTAATTGTATATCACTTACTTGATGGCTTTTTAGCTGCAGTTTTCTCACGTGACTTAATTTCCATCTCTTTCATCTTCATTTCAGCTGCTTTCATTTCTTTTTCATGATCCATTCTCTTATTATCATTAAACTGATTAGCTTGCATTTCCTGCATTTTCAGGTTAGTAGTTGTAGCTAATTTAGTTTGTTCAAGAGAAAGTTTAGCTTGATCTAAAATAGTATCTGCATTAGGACCTTCATCAATAGCTAAAGCTGTAAGTTCAGTACGTTTAATATCCCACATACCTTTTCTGTCAATTTGTTCCAATACATATTGTTGTTGAAGATGTAAAGCTTCTTGTTTCTTATCTTCTAACTGTATAGCAGCTTGATTTTGACTTTGTTGTTGTGCTTGTTGATATTCTTGTAATTTCTTTTCAGCAACTTTTAATTTAGTTTTAGCTTCAGCAATTGTATTAACATCTAAAGCATCAACTACAGCAGAAGCTGGAGTACCATTTTGCAACATAGGTTGAGTCAAAGAATGAATTAATTGTAATCTTTCTTGTTCCCTGTTACTATCAGATACAGCAATACCGTACTCAGTTTCCATGTGAGTAAGTACATCCATATCCATATAAATTACCTCAGTAGAATTAGGCATAACAAACGTAGCTGCTTTACCGTTAATCCAAGCTAATTTAGAATAATCTATAATTCCTTCATATTCACGTTTTCTAAATTCATCAAATTTAGTAAAATACATTTCTGTAATAAGTGACGATTGTAATACAGATCTTTCAACTCCACCTACAGTTTCTGATGATGAAATCTGACCTTCTCTTTGTTTAGAAATACCACATACTTCATCCCATTCTGATTTAATGAAACCTAAAAGATCAATATACATCTTAATGGTTTGTGATGCTAATTGTAATCTAGTTTGATGGGTAGCATTCATTTTAACAGTGTCTTTTGAATAATCTACAAACATCATACTTACCTGATCAGCATATAGTAACCATTTATCCATGCTCCAACCTTGAGGTTTCCAGTTAATATCAATTAATGCCATATCATCTTTCATTTTAGCCATAGCTAATTTAAGACGATGAAATGTAGCATTATATAATACTTGGAAAGGAATACCTCTTGAAACTAAAGATACACTCTTTGAGTTAATGTTAGACATAATCCTACCATTATAAGGTAACTTACATTTTGATGGATTATCTAAACTACCTCTTTGTGTTGGTACAGGACGCATTCTTTTATATAATGCAGTACCTAATTTATAACCTTCCCATACTTCATTAACCCAATACCATTCTACTTTTTGCCCTTTTTCTGGAGTATAAGTTTCATCTACTTCTAAAGTTTGAGTCATACCCATTTCGTCTACAAAGTCGACAAAACCGATTTTCTTTCTTGACTTCCAAACAACATGCATTACTTCTATTAATCTAGACCATTGTTTAAACCCTACACTTCTATCGTAATAAACGTTAGAGTTAGAATTAATAGCTGGACCTTGAATAGCTAAAGAATCAATTAATTTAATTTCTTTTTCATCTAGCTCATCATAGAACATGTCAATAACAGTAGACGGATGCATATATTTTCTTCTAACTACCCAGTCACCGTCTTCTACAAACTGAACATCTGGGTCTTTATCAAAATCTATATCAAGTGGATTTACTACTTCTACAATAGGTTCGTTATGTTCGATTCCTTTTAACGTATAAGTTTCTCCTGTAACTAACCAATGGAAAAAAGCTAAGTTATATTTCTCATCTAATTTTTGAGTAGACTTAATATAGTCTATTGCTTTTTGACCAGCAATAGCTCTTTTATCTCTATAAGTAGCTTCAAATTCTTCTTTAACTTTCTCAGGTACAGGTACTTCTTCTGAAGGTACACCTGTCTGAACACCTTGAGCATTAAGTTCATTAATAAACATTTGCTCTAAGGTCTGATTAATTCTTTGATTTAATTCTTCGTCTTTTTTTGTAACAACATCATCATTTACTACGTAAACCATTTCTTTCTTAGGACGTTTAGCATATTCTGATGATAAAAGATCCACTTTAGTATTAATGATAGGATAATTCTGAACATCTGACCAGTCTCCTTCAATAGGGGTACCAAATGGTTCAGTAATTAATTTATAATCTTCTAAGAAAATATTACCATTATAGTAATCGTAAAGCTTTTTTAATTTAAGCTTCCAAGTGTTAGTAGTAAAAGTAGACCTAGCTATGTAAGCGTTCATAGTGAACTTTACCATAGCATAGTCATTTCTTATCTTATCTTTATACGATACGTTTTGATTTGGAATATCAAAAGTCATATCTACTCCTGCTGCTGGATTACTCATTAATTTTAATTATTATTGCAAATTTAATGGAACAATTTGTTAATCCCAAACTTTGTATCCATCCGAGTAAAGAACTCCTCATCATAAGGTGAGGTTCTTTTTTCTTCTGGAGGTGGCTTTAAGAGAAGTTCTTTCTTATAAAGCATAGCTACAAACATAGCTGAAACCCTATCAAAGTTTCCATCATAACTAAATTTTATCAATTCCTCTAACAAAGGTACGGAATAAATTTTATGTAAATTCAATAATTGTTCTCCGTCTTCTGTTACTTCCCTTTTTTGTAACAACCAGTCTCTGAGATAACTAGCTGCTTGTTTTTTAGTTTCTATACTAGACATAGATACACCGTAGCTTCTACCTAATTTTCGTTTAGGAGAATCATTCATATCGTACACCGTTACCTCTTCTTCTAATCTATGGAATAGTTTATGTATCCTAGCATAAGCTAAAATGTCTCCATCCCTATCATTTTCAAATACAATCTTAGCATTATAATAATGAGCTAACAAAAACAAATTCTTGTTGTAGTCATCTTGAAGATTAGGTCTTCCTACATATTCGGCCACAATCATGTCGTAAGGTTTTGAAAAGTTATTAACACGTTTGAACACAAAAGTAGCACCTAACGAGTCACGTTTAGTTATCTTCTTATCTTTACCTTTATCTATAGCATAAGGGTCAGTAGCTATAAAGTACAGATTATCAGGAGCTACGTCATTAATCTGAAATGGTTGTTGGTAAATAATAACAGCACCTTCTCCATCAACATCTGGTTTTAATGGAAAGTTATTAATAGGTTTAACGTCATCTCTAGGTTCAAATTTTACTTTACCGTGACTATCTGTAAATAATATTCCAGGGGTACCCAAATATTGAAGAGCTTTTTGAGATCTAATGTTATTAATCTGTTGGTTTAACTCAGCTTTAGGAAATATATTAGTACCTATCTTAATAAAAGCCTCTGACGGTTTACGTGGAAATTCAGCTAAATAAGCATCAACCTCATTTGGATTCTTAGATTTACGTTTTAAATTCTCTACTTGTTGTTCAATAAACAACTCAGCTTCCGTTGTAGCAGAAATTCCACCTCCAAGTCCAGTTTCCTTAATAAAACCACCCTTAGAATAGTAGTCAGGTAAGAAGTAACCCATTTGAGTATGCTCCATACCATCATCAAATATATTTTGATACGGCCTAAAGTTGTAAGTTTCAGGGTCATAAAACATTCTTTCAAAATCTACTTGTCCTCCAGTAAAGTCACCACCAGTACCATATACAAATATCTGTCCTGTAACGTCCACACTTTCCTCTACTGTAGCTCTAGTTACACGGTAAGTAGCCAATAAGTTGTTAAAAGAACCTGCTTCTTCAAATAGAATTACGTTAGCATCTTTACCCCTTACTACGTCTGGGTTGTTTAAAGCAGTAAATCCCATGATTCTAGATTTAAAACCTTGGACTATTTCTCTACCGTCAGGAGTTTTTTCTATAAAAGAAGCCATTACTTCTTCGTATCTTCTATTAGTCTGTTGTCTCTGTTTACCAAAGTCAGTGTATTTAAGTAAAAAATCCAAGTAATCTACAGCCATACCCATAGTCTCTTTAGTATATTTTTCTTGTTCAGATAATATTAAAGATGTTGATTTCCTAACAAACGTATAGTTATAAGCAGCCTTAGCAGCATTCTTAAAAGAATAACCCCTACGTCTTGGCTTAACTATAATCATGTGTTGACCTTCTTCTCTAGCCTTTTCACATTCCGTAAAGTAATACCAATCAGAATCCCAAAAAGCTGGAAACGTAGTTTTCTTTTCTACCTTACGTTTCTTAGATATATTTTCTTTTAAAGCTACAGCTTCTTTTAATTGTATTTGGCAAAAGTTTAAATAAAAATAATGTTCTCCTGTGATTCTTACACCACCAACAGAGTAACCGTTTTTGCAGTAATATTCTTGTTCGTCCCAGTATTCTTTCCATTCTAGACTTCCTCTAGGGGCATTAATATAACCGTCAAATCCACGTAAAGCATTGATTTGAAACCGTTTAGATTCAGGACTAAACTCTTCTGTGTTTATATGTGATATATCTAAAATAAACATTATCTTTCTCTATCTGAAATGTAAACTCCACCTTTAACTCTACTTGCTACTTTAGATCTTTCTGATTGTAGCTTTTCATATAACTTTTCTAATTGATCTATGTGAGACGGTATTTCTTTTGATACCTTTAATAATGACGTTAAATCATTAAGCATTAATTCTACACCAGAAACAATCTGGCCACGTTTATTATTAATACCTGTTTTATGTTTACCTGCTTTTAAATCTTCTTTTAACTGTTTAGTTATTTCAGATACAATATCATTACATTCATGTAACGAATTTAACATAGTATCTACTACGTGTAAAGATGGAGTTTTAATATTATCTTTGTACACCTTAATAGCTTCTTCAATTAAACTATCTGGTTTCCAGTCTTTTACAACTCCTTCAAATAAATCTTTAATTAATTTACCTTGTCTATCAGACTCGGAATAATTATAATACGGAGAAGACGGGTTACACATGTGATATATGTAAGCTATCTCTTTAATAGGAACATTTCCTTTTTTACGTTTTGCTATTTTGTTAAAAACTTCAATTGCTAATACCTCTGCAGGTATCATTATCTCCAAATTCTCTTTTACTTGTAGTACATTCATATTCTTTCGTTATTTCAAATTGATGGAGTAATCCTCCTACTGCATCAACTAATTGTTCATCTAACCATAGATCTTGGTGACCTGTATGGTATAATAGACAATGAGTCAATTCATGATAGAAGGTATGCTCTACAATACTTTCTTTATATTTTATCCAGTTCTTTTTAGCTTTATATTTATCAGCTAAAACTATCCTATTCTCGTAATACAAAAATCTACCTAAACATTTGTTTTGATGACAATATTCGTTATCTATCTCAACAGATATTTCGTGACCTAAGATATTAAACTGTTTCGGTATCATCTAACAAAGATACAACTTTTTCCACAGGTTCGTTAACTATGAAAGTTCTTGAATCAAACAGTTCTAATACACTATGATTAGAATTAGACTTTCTAGCTGATATACAATATAATTCGTCTTTAAACACATTGACATTAAAATACATATCCATCCATGTAGTATCAACTGTTTCTTCTGGCTCAAGGTTAAGTTCCTTTAATACTGACTTATAAGAATCCATTGAGATTTCTTCAGCCACACACATTACTGGTAATTTTATAAACTTCATAATTCTATATTATATTTTTTAATTGTTTTTTCTTTTATTCTTTTAGAAGCTTTAAAAGACTCAGCTGCTTCTTCAAAAGCTGGTTTAGCTTCCATATTAATTACACCTCTATTATAACAGTATTTGTCATAAATAAAATATGTTACCATATCGTCACTATTATTTTTAACGTATTGTGCTAAATAAGCAGGTAGGGTATATTCTGGTTTCATAATTAAACTTTTGCTTTGTTTTCTTTATCGGCCATTAACTTATTATAATGCGTCACAGCTATATTGTAAAACTTACTACATTTTTTACATTGTAAAACTTGTTTTTTAACCCCAGCAGCTGATACTCTGGTACCATTTAGTCTAACATCATCACCTCCACATTCAGGGCATTCAAGTTTTGTATTTCCCTCAAGTACAGCTCTATGTGTTTTATGTTTAATAAAAGGATTCATTTTTTCAAATACCTTTTGTGTCAACACTACATCCTTTTTACAATACTTAACCATCTGATTCATAGACTTTTCGTCATTGTTTAACACAATGTTTTTCCAAAGATTATAACCTGTGCTGAGTTTGTTACCGAATCCCATAAAGCTAGACATGTAATCTAGTTTATTTGAGTTAAATCTAAAGTATTTTTTGGCTAACTTATAAGTATCAACTGATTGATATTCTGGATATGCAGGTATGTTATGTTTTAAGCATCTGGTTCTCAGCCATTTAATGTCAAAGTTATCAGAGTTTTGCCCTATAACCTCATCAGCTGAGTTCATAATTTGCATGAATTTTTCCAATAATTGTTTATCATCCCCTTTATCCCAAGTTAAATATTTAACCTGTTTTTCATGGGCCCATTTATAGCATACACATATTACAGCTCTTTCCTGTATTATGTTTTCAGGGGATATGTTTAATTTATACCCTGCTGACCAAAAGAAACCTATATTTGGTGAGGTTTCAATGTCAAAAAATAATCTTTTGAATTCCATACTACTCTTCAATTTCAAAATTAACTACATCTGCCGAATAAACTTTTCGTTCAGCCGTAGTTAAAGTGTCCAATTGTTGTAAGTAACGTAATAATATATTAGATGCATGGTGTAAAATAGCTTCTTTAGTAGCTGATTTTTCCATTAAACTTGTAGTATGAATTGAATCTACACATATCTTCATCAATTCAAGTTCTTTTTCAATTTTCGGTAAAGGTCGTAACCATACCTTTTTTTGATCTGTTATCATATTGCAATTTATTAACTTTATCTGCTTTTCTTTTATTGAATTTAAAGGTACCTATACCTTTTATTTTAATTGATCTTCTTTGATCTGTTTCTTTTTCTGAATCTTCAGCCATAACGTTGGCTGTAAATTTAAATTGTGAATTAAATATATCTTGAACCTGACTTTGTGTTAAATCATGTTCTAAAGCTAAAGCTGTAATCTTATCTTTTAAAAACTTCATTAGTTTATTTTAGTAATAGTTGTAATAACTGAAGGTGTAGCAGGAATAGCACCAGCAGCAATATAATTTCTTAACCATACTTGTGTACTACTACATTGCCAATATAATTCATATTGTTCTCCTGATATTGCATTAATTAAAAAATTCCAAGCTGCTACAACAAGACCGAAATGTCCACTTTGATTTTTAGGTATTTGTATTAAAGTATTAGTGTTATCTACGTGAGCACCGTCTTTTACTAACCAAATATTAATGTCATGTTCTGCATTATGTTGATTTTCATATTGAGCTGAAAACTGTAAATTATAAATACCTGTATCAGCTATTGTAATTTTAGTACCAGCTTGAAGACTTAAATTTTGTGAAAAATCTACTGTTCCTAAATTCATAGCTTGAGGACTACCAGTAGATTGTTGACTAGTATTGCTATAAGCTGCTAAATAAGTAGCAGTTAAAGAAGCATCAATTTGATCTATTTGAGCTTGTAATCCTAAATCGGTAGTTTGAAGAATTGCTATTTGAGCATCATAATTTGTAGTAGATACAAATGAATTTATAAAATATTGATAATCTACTTTATAAGTACTATTGCCTACACTTACAGGAATATAATTACCTGATTGTAATTGAGCAGTTTCAGTTAATTCACTAATTTTTTTATTTGCCATTTTTATAATATTATATATCCGCCATCTTCTAGCAAAATACTACAACCTTGTTCTTGTAATAAATGGCTACAGTTCTTAGATGCAGCTTTCCATCTAAGTAAATTCTTTTTAATCTTAGTCTTATAATCTTGTCTGCTAGGTATAACATTACTATACACTAAATCTCCACAAGGATTATAAACAAAAAGCCGTAGATAGAAATCATTTCTTCTTACATTAATACTCATGCCATTAACTAAATACCAATCATACGGGGCTTTACATAAATCTAAAGTCCAACCTTCGTATTTTAACGCATAATCTACTGTAAAAAGTGTTTCCATCTACGGCAAAGATAAGCTTTTATTTTATTTTTTCACCTTTTCTGTAATGCTTTAGGCTATTCTTTAGTACCTTTTGTCTATATTTATATTCAGGATACGTTTCTAATAGCTGTCTTTCATTACTTAATGAGGCAAATAACCTAAATCCAGGTTCAATTTCTACAGAATCAGACTCTAACCTTTTTAATTCAAAATCAATTGTAGTGTTTTTGATCAAATCATACTGATCTTTAAATTGTTCAGGTAACTTTTCAAGTCTTTTTTCTACCATAAGAACAACCTTTTCTTCTGGTGTTAACTCAACTTCTTGATTCTCAGTATTTTCCATCATTATCTAAATTAACTTGATCTTCAATTCTGTAAGAATACTTGTACCAAATGAAGGTTTCATACAAAACAACACAAGGATGGCCTTCTACAAAGTCTACTCTAGGAGGATAAGGTTGACCATTAGGTCCAGGAGGAAAATCTGATAGTTTTAACATCACTACATCACCCCTTTTAAAAGACGAATCTTTATGTGCTGCTATAACTGCACATCTAAATTCACCATTTAAACTTTCAGGAAGAATAATACCATTTAATTTCTTCTCTTTTGCAGGTAATGGTTGAAGAACAATTCTATCCTTCATTACTTCACCTGAAATCTTAGCTAATTTGTCAAACTTTGTGACATCTAACTCATTTGTGTCTACCAATAACCCGTTATTGTCGACACCTAATCTACCATTTGTTTTACTCATTTTACTCTGTTTTTAATATGTACGTATTATTAGGACCTATATAGATAGTATATTCCGTTTTTATAACAGATAACTGTGAAGCTATTACTAATAGGTCCTCTAATCTCATTTTTTAAACGTTAAATTGTTCTTTAAATCCATACATTTAGAACGTTCTCCCTTAAAAAAGAACTTAGGATTTATCCAAAACCAACCTTTATAGGCTGTAGCTGAAATAAACCCACTATCTAATAAAGATTTCTTAGCATTCCAGACTGTAGTTCTAGACGATATTCCATATACCTTCATAAAATCAGTAGTATCAATAGCACAATATAATGTATCCTGTCTAAGACAGTACAACAATATATATTCTAACAATATTCTACCTTCTTTACTTAGTTTTAAGAAATACGGTTTCAAATCTACACCATTATTCTCGTAATATAAATGAATACTCCTATCTTTTTCTAAGATATAGCTTTTTTTTAACTGATCTGTGTGACCTAAAGAAGTAACTATACCATTTTGTACCTTAATATTCTTAGGATCTACTCTAGTTTCGTATTTATTTAATATTACTACAGGAATTTCTAAAGTTTCAATAAATGGATTAACAGCATTTTTTAAGCCTTCTGGTGTGTGCTTGCCCATAACTCAGCTGCCTTTCTTAAAGCTACCACATATTCAATATACCCTTCTTTGTTAGTGTCAATAATAGGACCACCTTCTCCAAAAGGACCAATGTGATAAGAGCCTTCTCCTACTTCTTCTTGTAATTGTTCTCTAAATTGTTCTTCATTAAACACGTATTCAGTGTTCTCATGTACAGAGATAGAACCTTGTTCATCTGCTGTGTTTATCGTTGTTTCTTCCATGGTTCAAATATATGAACATTTATATTAAAAATGAACAATGTTCAAAAGTCCGAAGCTTAACTGTCTGAATATCAGGGAGAAATCTTGTGAAAATATAGATATATATATACTACAGTTTTATAGGTTAATATGCTGTTAATCATATAGTTACGTGTTTAGGAAATGAACATTGATAAAAATACCCCCCATAAGTAAGCCTTTAAAAACAAGCCCCCCCATACCATTTTTATTATAAGTATCGGGGGATGTGCCAGGTCAATTAAACAGCCCCGACCTATGAGGACACACTTTGTGTATCCCCACTTATGGAAAAAATTAAAATTTCTTCAATTGAAAGCCTCAAGGAGGCATTCAATTCTTTTGGCCTTAATGCTGCCGCAGAGGCCAAAAAGATTCTACAAGTTCCTACAGAACTTATTGCAGAATCGTTACTTAATAGTGTCAATGATGACACTAAGAAGTTAACGATTATCAAACTTCAAGGTTTCACCGTAAAGTTTGATACTGTTCTTTTGACAAAAATCATTATGTCAAAAGAAATTGAAATTAGCCTCTTCGAGGCTGTTAATTCCAAAAATGAGACCATTAAATGGTCAAGGATTACTGCTGCAGTCTAACGACTGTGGCAGTAATGCCTTTGATTAGATTATATATGTATAGATAATCTATCTGCCTTGTCACTCATCCCTATATTTATTACGTTTTAAAATTCTTTTCAAATCATAACTTTATATAGTATAACACTTCTATATCATACCATGAAAAAACACCATTTCATCATCACATTTGTAGCATTTGTGTTGATAACATCTTGTACTACCAAAAAATCATGCCATGTTAAACGTGGATATGGTTCACTTCAACATCATTCTTGGGGTAGTCGATTTTAACTTCTTGTCCTAAGCATGACATTAAACTGCTTATTCTATTTCCAAATTCTAGTTATAATTAATTGGTAATATAACAGCTTAGACAACTGTTTTCCTATACTAGATAGGTTCTTATTGCTCATGGTAGTGGCTTCCATGTAAAATATTGAGACTGCTTTATGAAACCTTAAATTAACCTGGAAAGGTTGTGCCGCTTGAAAGTCATGGCATGTAAAAGAAAACAACTTTATGATGATGCTAAAGCATTACACCTAAGCATGTGTATAAACTGCTTATTTAATGCACCATTTCTACTTCCCAAGGGTAGACAATTGTAATATGTAATGGGGTGGAGAGGCTTGAGATAATATCAAGATAGTAAACCAAATAAATATTACAATTGAGTGCAGAGGGGATTAATTTTAAATTACTGGTTAAACCAGCATTTTAGCGTCAGTTATTGTATTTAAACTGCGTTGGTAGCAACATAATAGCTATTCTTTGTATATGTTGTAACATATTGTATAACTTTATGTTACAACTATACATAGAATTTCAATTGTAAAACCTTAATAACCAATAACATGATAAAAAACTATTCTATTAAACTACTTAAATTATTAGTAGTTTTCGTTTTAACAAACCTGTTTGTTTTCCTTGTATTTCAAATTGCATATACCTTTGGTAATGGATTTGAAATTATGTCTGAAGGTGCTAGACACACTTCAGTATTCATCTCTTGTATAATATATGTGGGTATATTAGGTGTGCTGTTCTTTTATGAAGACAATAAAGAATCATTGGAAGAACCAATGTTATTGAAAACATTATGAGAACAATTATTCTCTTGACGGTAGTAATGATTACATTACTATCGTCTTGTGGAATAAGTACATCAACTGTTTCCACATATTACAGACGTCAATACACTACAGATTCTACTGTAATAGACGTAACTTATGATTCAACTGTTACCTATTTATTTAAATAAACTTTTATGACTTACACTATATCTCAACGACTCTCTAAGGTTCAGAGACCCGTTAAAGCTACTGTTAAATCAGTAGACCCGAAATCGTCTAAAGACAAAAAGAAATCAGAAGTATTCATCATTAAATGTTATTAAATTATGACAAACAAGAATTATGGTCCTCAGTATGAGCAATTTAATGCTAATTTGAAAAGAGAAATCAATCAGAACAAAGTCAATATTGACTATTCTGTATTTAAGAAATCTCCAGAAGAAAAGTCTCTTCTAAAGAAATTCAAATCTTTATTTAAACATGGCAAATAGAAATTTTGGAATCATAATAGGAGGTATATTCCTATTATGTTCCATTCTATCTTTTGTGTCAACCCTTGATTATCAGATAGATACAGTACAAACAGAAATTACTTTAAAATGTAATATCATTATGCTTATCATATCTGCTGTATTCTTTGTGTTCTTTTTAATGTATGCATTCCTATTATCTAGTACAAGTAGTAGAGATTGGAATATACTATCATTAGAAGAGTATAAAGAAACAAAATATGGGCCATTTAAAGATAGATTTTAACAACATTGTGCTATCAATATTAAAATAGCGGTGGAATAGAGCAACCTTAGGCCTCTAAAATTAAAAAACAATTTTAAACCAATTAAATTATGTCAAACTATTTAGTAAAAATCAATCAATCTGAAGTTAAACAAGACAAAAACGACAGAAACTACAAAACCGTTACATTTTCTGAAGTTGTAATGATGAAAACTCCATTTGGAGATGTGTTAAAACCATCTTCTCAAACTAGAACTCGTTCTGTAAACTGTTATGAAAAGAGTTATTTGAACGATAAAGAACAACCAGGTTATTCTGATTCTATTTTTGACCCTAAAAATCCAGTTAAAGGTGGATTATTTCAAGGTGAAATAGTATCAGCTATTGTTGAACCCTACGATATTGTAGACACTAGAACTGGTGAAGTTAAAGTTGTAGACAAATATACTACTCTTGTGTTTGGAGATTCTGATTCACCTGCATTTAAAGCTGAAATTAGAGCAGCATTTAAATCACAAGGTCATGTAATGGTAGAATCTGCTGATCCTATTATGATTTTGGCTAAAGAAGAAACTGTTGAAGCTAACGAAGTATTCTAATTAACGAGTTATGTTAATAGCTAAAGAAGGTACCGAAGCAGTATGGAAATTTAGAGATGGGTCAATAGTACCCATTTCTAAATTATCTAACCAACAATTAAAAGAATGTAGAAACACTGCATTAAGACAGATGCAAAGGCATTATGACTTAATGAATCTCTTTACTGATTTAACAAATCAATTAGAAATTGAACTTCACGAAAGAATCCAACATGTACAACAAGAATTAGATTATCTTGTTAATCAGGATTTAAGTGAATTAGATTAAGCATTGTTTTTTTAATTATTTATAAGTGGGCTTATAACGGTACAAGATATATAATCTTGTGCCTTATATGACCCATTATTAAAATTTTAACTATGTACAAATTAATATTATTAGGGTATAGTTTAGCATTACCCACACTTGTTTTTATGATGTTTGCAATATTTAAAAGTGCACCATTTTGGTTAAAAGTGTTGTTTCAAGGTACAGCATTTGTTTCTTTAGTGGTATATGTATTACTTTTGCTCAATCATTTTCATTTTATAACACTTTAAACAAAAAAATATGAGTTTTAAAGAAAGATTAATTCAAGAAAGAGACGAATTACAATATAAACGTGATAAACTTGTTGTTTTTTTTAGTACAAAAACATTTGATGATTTAGACAAACATCAACAAAATTTGTTACAAATTCAATCTAATGTAATGTTTACTTATCTTGAAATTCTTGATCAAAGAATTGAATTATTAGACTAAAAACAAATTAGCCCTCTGTTGGTGCACCAATAAGGATCGAAGCTCTGAGAAATATAGACTCAGCTAAAACGTAGGTTAGCACAGTAGTGGTCTGGGGAGATTCTAAAACCACACCCGATAGGGTATAGAAAGTGTTCTTTGAAAGGTATTTATACCTGAAAGGGTATAGAATAGTCAGGTGGTGTAAAAATAACACATGGGTGAGCCATATAAAAGAGCAAAAGACCAAGCAACAGGGGTAGTACCTGTCCTGACTACTATGGTTGTAAGGTAACCTTAAACTTTCTAACCTGTACCCTTGAGAAACTCGTATTAAAGATAAGCAGGTTAGCTTCGATATAAAAGGGTAAGAGAATAAGAAGCAAATTGAAAGAGTGGCGGAATAGGGGGTGCAAAGCAACTCCTTTGGTAGACGCAAGATTAGGTAAACTTGGATGTATCAATCCCTCTATTAATCTTATCTGATGATACTTATGGATTGCTGGTTCAAATCCAGCCTCTTTCACATATAATTGTGACGAACAGACGAAAATAAATGTTAATTAATGAGCTAGATAGTTAATTAAATTTAGAAGTAGAAATATTGAAAAGACTGATCATCTTTTCTCGTCACAATTATTTAAATATTTGTGATTTAAATTTAAAAATTATGAAAAAACCATCAACAACAGTTATTACATTCAAGCAATGGAAAATGGAACAATTTTATAGAGCATTTGCTAAAGCTCTTTTAAAAAGAATAGAGCTTTGGGCAAAAAGAAACATAGAATTGGAAAATTAAAAATTTGACTAGCCGTATATAGTCATTTGTCATAAAATAGGGTTAATAAGTGCAAAAAAAGGTAGATACGGCTACCTTTTTTAAATTTTATGACTACAGAACAAATTTTACTACAAACATATTGGTTAAGTAAAGCATTAAATCATAATTTATTCTTTTTGAAGCAATATAAAAGTAAAATTAATGATAAAACTTTAATAGATAGTATTAACCAATTAGCTGCTAAATCTTCTTATTATAATAAACAAATAGAAGATACATTAGGACAGCACATGAAAAAACAATTTCTTGAAGAACAAGAAGAATTTACTTATGAAATTTTAGAACATTTAGAAAAGAAATTAAATGAAAAATAGAATAGTAGATATCATTATATTTTTAATCTCCGCAATAATTGCGGTATTTATCCTAAATTAACACCGCATAATATGAAACTAATTAAAATAACTAATGACCACTATGTAGTGGTAGATGATTCAGAGATTGAAAGTGGTGACTTTGTATATGTAGATTGCTCTGAATTAGAAGTAAATGATATACGCAAAGTATGTGACTGCCATAACGAGCAATATTTTTTTAAAGGTGGTGGTCAAATACATGTTGATTACTGCAAGAAAATCACACACTCAACACAACCACTTGAAGTAAAAATAACTGATGAAGGTATTCATTTACCTGATTGGAGTAAGATTAAAGCATTATCTCCAAGAGTAGTAAAAGAACTGATTGGTGAGGTGGATGCGGAGAAGAAAGCAGAATACCACTACGAAATGATGTATCTGATGGAAAAGAATGACGATATTAAACCTTATGTTATTAGAGATTACACAATAGGTTACAACCAAGCCCTTGAAGATAACAAAGAGAAGAAGTACACAGAGGAGGATATGATTAATGCATTTAGAGAAGGTACAAATGCAGGTGCTTTACATGAAAGGCTTTCTAATTATGATAATGGTGATTATGAAAAAGCAGAACAATATTCTGAGCAATATGAAGAAAGTTTTATCCAATCCCTCCAACCTAAAAAAGAATGGGAAATTGAGGAAATTGAAGGAAAATTTAAATTAAAATAATATGAACACATTAACAACAGCAGAAGAGTTATTTATACAGTTAGGATTTATGCCTAAAGAAAATCAACTAGGATATGATATAAAAACAGCAATGGTTGAATTTGCTAAACTTCATGTTGAAGCAGCACTGAAAGCAGCAAGTGAAAATGTTTATGTAGAACTTGATGAACATAATATGGAACATATTGTGAATAAAGAATCAATTTTAAACAGTTATTCATTAGATAATATTAAATAATATGAAAAAACAATTATTAATCTTAGTAACAATGTTACTAACAATCAATGCATACTCTGCAAATAGAAAAATTACAGATGAATCGTTGATTAAACACGAAGTAACACAAATGGCAAAAGGTTTAGATAGCACCAACATTCAATATGTTGTTTATACCCCAGATGACATTTACATATTTAATGAAAAGAAAGAACTCATTTATATATGTGAAGATAAAGTATGGCTTTACTTTGTTTTGGGTGTTTTTTTTACAATTATTGCTGTTTCTATTGTTGTAGCAATATCGTTAGCATAATATGAACAATAACACAATTTGGATTCATGTAGAAACTAAAGTTCTAATGACCCAACACGATTACAACCATTTATCAACACAACAAAAAAGTAAAATGATTAAATATGAGCAATAATGAAGATAAATCTTGGTTAATACTACCTATGTTAGCATTTTCTAAAAACTCAGATGGTTCTAAAGAAATAATATTTGGGTGGTTAAATTGTACTATTACATTTAAATTTTAAAAGAATGAGTACTAAACTATACACAGAAGAGCAAGTATACGATGCAATAAGTAAAGCATTTAGATACAAATCAAATATAGAGATATTAAACTCACTAACACCAATTGAATTACCAACGGATGCAATATGTGTAAATTGTGATGAACAAAAACCTATTCATAGTATTTGTATGGATTGCATCATTAAAATAGGTAAACAAAATATTGAACTACCAACGGATGAGGAGATTGAAAGAGAACTTGAATCTCATGAACATATGACATTGGAATTAGAAGCAGGTTTTAGAGCAGGTGCAAGTTATGTAATCTACAAAATACAAGGAGGTAACAAATGAGCAACAATAAAAAAACTCTTGAATGGTTCACACAAAGGATTGGTAAAAAAGTATATCGCAAGCACAACTTTTGTAAGTGTAGCGGATGTTTGAATGTGTGGGAAAATGGATTGATTATCATAGATGAAATGCATGCCGATTATCTTTTTGCGTGTGAATCTGAAATGAATTTAAATTATATTGACAAGGAGGTAACAAATGATAATTCAAACAACAATACATGTTTATAATTCGGAGTATGAAGATATGGGTATTGAATTATTAATGCCAGTTAAATTATCCGTAGACTCCAATGAAATATGTGCAGTTAGAGAGCATATTGAAAAAAATGAAACTGAACCACACCCAGAAAAATGTACAATCTATCTTAAATCAGGAGAAAACTTTGTAGTATTTAATAGCTATGATTATATTTTAGACCAATTAAAAGGAAGGAGGTAACAAATGAAACTATATACCGAAGAAGAAGTATTAAATTTTACTAAATACATACTATCTAAAAAAATTACAATAGCAAGAAGTAGTTCAGATTTAGAAGAATATTTACCTAAAGAATTTCAACTTTTATCAGGTGAATTAATGAAAAACGGTAAAGAATTAATATCACAATGGTTAGAACAATCAATACAAGGAGGTAACAATGAAAAAATCAACTAAACTTTACATAATGTTTGCATTTACAGTTGTTATGTCATTATTAATACCAATGTTTACAAAATGGTATGAAGCAAAAATAGGAGTTTATCCAACAGGATTTGTATTTATAATTATCATAGGTGGATATATATCTTATTTGGCAACATTTACAGACAATTTTAAAAAGTTTTAGGAGGTAACAATGGACAATAATTGGAAATTAGAAAAAATTGAAATTGAATTTAAAAAAGGTTATTCATTTAACAATACAATTGATAGATACGAAGGTCAAATTAAATTTACAAATGGAGATAGAGAATCATTTGAGTTTAATATTGACCAAGTAAAATCAAATCAATACATTCAAATCATAGCACCTGAGATTGTTAGAACTGCTGAAATACTTAGTGATAAATTAATTAATTCATTAGGACTTGATAAAATAGGAGGTAACAATGGCACAAAGTAGTATTGAATGGTTAGTTAATCAATTAAAAATTTCAACATATTGGAATACATTAATTGCTGAATTAGAATTTATGGATTTGGAAATTGATGACATAATTGAACAAGCCAAAGAAATGCACAAGCAAGAATCAATTGCAGCACAGATGGATATGTTTCATTTTTTGAATAATCTACCAGTTGGCATGCAGTATTTAAATAAGAGAGAAAATGCAGAAAAGATTGCAGAAATTTATTACAACGAAACATTTAAAAATAAATAATTATGAAATTTGAAATAGACTTTAATCATTTTGATGATTTAAACAACACTGAAGAATTTTTTAAATCTATTGGTGCTAAATGGGTAGATACAACAATGCCTGAAACTAGTTATTATGAAATAGAATTAAATACCTTTGAAGAATTAGCTGAATTAATGAAAAAAATAAACCAAAAGTTAGCTGGGAATAATTTTAAATATTCAGCAATTATGAATTTTGAAGCAGGAAGAGGTACAATTTATTTAGACGATGACTGTTAATATTATGAAACAAGAATTTATATTTTATAAAGAAGCATTAGCTCTTAAAGAGTTAGGCTTTGATGAGCCTTGTTTTACTTTTTATCCTAAAGATGATAAAATAGGATTTAATGGTAAATATCACACAATCAAAGAAGGTTACAAAAACTCCACGGTTAATGATATTTGGATAAAAAAATACAACAAAGATTTTAAATGTGTAACAGCACCAACATATTCTCAAGCATTTAGATGGTTTAGAGAAAAGTATAAACTACAACATTTAATATGGTCTGGTAAAATAACAAAAGTATTTTATGGTTATGATATACTTCATATTGATAAACAAAAATATATAATCAATAACTCTGAAAATGGTGGTGGAGATTGTAATTGTAAAACCTATGAAGAAGCAGAACTTGCTTGTCTTAGAAAACTAATTGAAATTGTTAAACAAAAATAATATGATATTATCAGACAGTAAAATTTTAGAAGAAATGGAAAATGGAAATATTATTATATCTCCATTTGACGAAAAGTATTTAAATCCTGTATCAGTGGATTTAACATTAGCTCCTCAAATGAAAACTTATACAGAATATAAGTTAGATGTTAGAGAAGATAATAAATGGGCTGAAATTAATATTCCTGAAAGTGGATTTCTATTAACTCCTAACAAAGTATATTTATATGCTTGCAATGAAAGAATTGGAGTTAAAGGTAACATTAGAGCTAAAGTTGAAGGTAAATCTTCTTTAGGTAGATTAGGATTATTTATTCATGTTACAGCAGGATTTATTGATCCAGGATTTGAAGGTAGTTTAGTATTAGAATTAGTTGCTACACAACCAATTGTTGTTTATCCTAACATGAAGATTTGCCAAGTTGAATTTGCTAGAGTTGAAGGTAACATTAACGAACCTTACAATAAAAAGATAGGTAGCAAATACATGAATCAACAAGGTGTTCAAGCTTCTTTAATGCATAAAAACTTTGATGAGCACGGTAACAATAAATGAGGATAAAATTTCTAGAATAGAAATTATTAACCATGCTACTAACAGTCATCATATAGGTAGATTATTATCTGTTCATAAAGAGATAGATTTTGACAGCATAGAAATATCTATACAAGATGGTGGTAGAACATTAAAAATATTTTTAGATAGTCCACGTCCTGAAATAAAATAATATGAGATGCCATTGTTGTAAAACTAATTACCCTTTATTCATGTTTCATAATAACAAAATGAAATACAAAATACCTGCATGGAAAGGTAAGATGTTTTGTTGTAGGATATGTATATTTAGACAATCTAAAGACTACGTTGTAAGACATAGAGAAGGTAAGTTTAAAATAGTAAAATTAACATTTGTTGAACGAATTAAAGAATTTTTTAAACCATGATTACAGAAGAAAGAATAGTTGAAGTAATTGATTATTTTCAATCAGAAGATGTACCTGTTAAACTACATAATTTTTTCAGTATTGCTATAGACAAAACTGAAACTAGGTGTTTAATGGATTATAACCATGTTGTAGTTAAAAGTCTTAAAAATGATACGAACTATGTTTTAACCATTAGAGACAACGGTTTTCTTGAAGCAAAAAACAAAGACAATAACATTGTAATAGTATTAACATGATCGATTTATTTAGTAGTAGAAGTTTAAAACAACAAGATTTATTTAACAACGGTATTAAATTAGGTCTTAAAGTTTATTATGAATTGATTACAGGATTAACAAAACTTGTTATTATTTAATATTTTTAATATATTTGTGTATGGTAACACGAATATGCATTGATTGTAAAGAAGAATTAGATTCTTCAAAATTTAATTTTAGGAAATTTAAAACTAGAATAGATTTTAAAACACGTTGTAAAAAATGTCATAAAATTCATCATTACGAAGTAATGAAAAAAAGAAGAGAGACATTTGAACTTAGAGTAAGAGAACGTGAATTAGATTTAATTAGAAGACAAAAAAATCCTGAAAAAGAAATTTTAAGAAGAGCAAAAAAAAGAGCTTTAAAAGAAAATTTACCTTTTAATTTAGAATTATCGGATATTATTATTCCTAAAAATTGCCCTATTTTAAATATACCTTTAAAATTAAATTCTATTTCAGCTGGAGATGATTCTCCAAGTTTAGATAAAATAGATCCTTTAAAAGGTTATGTAAAAGGAAATGTTAAAGTTATTTCTAGGTTAGCTAATATAATGAAAGCTCATGCTTCTGTAGAACAATTAATGTTGTTTAGAAAAAATATTAAAAAATATCTGAGTCCTGTATAAATCGGTTTAAAATTGGAACACCCAGAAGTGGGCAATCAATTACGAACTATGTGAATACGATTAAAGTAACATAGACGTTTAACGACTAGTAGATATGAACGTAACAAAATCTACCACGAAATACCGACTGTACTGGCGTACAGATGATATAGTCTGAACTGTAAATATAACAAATGAAATTACAGAATATAAGAATAAAGAGTCTTATAGTTAACAAATGTTGGAAAAACACGATTGGCAATTTTATTTATACAAGAATGTAATAAACGACATCCTGATAAAGTTATTAATGTTGTTGTACCGACTACAACCCTAAGAGATTCATGGTTAGGTAAGAAAGGCCATATTGCAGTTAATAAATTAAGTAACGTTGAGGTGTTTATAGTGAACACCTATGTTAAGAAACAACATGAATGTGGATTGTTAATATGTGATGAGTTACATCATTATGCCAATGAAGCTTCTACTACATTTAAAACGGTCATAGATAGGACTAAGTTTAATTGGTTTGTAGGACTTTCAGCAACATTAGATAGTAATCACAAAGCTTTCCTAGCAACTAAAAACATAGTTTCAGCTGGTAAGATTACAGCTAAAGAAGCTATGGAAAATGGTTGGATTAGTAAATACAAGATTCTATGTGTACCAATAGAATTAAATGAGGAAGACAAAGAAAGGTATGATAAAATGCATGCTGAGTTTAATAAACACTTTGCAACTTTTGAATTTGATTTTGGTTTAGCTATGAAATGTGTAACAGATATGAATGAAAGAGATAGATTAGCAGCTAAACTTAATTGGCCAAAAGAAAGAATCAATGCAGCTGTATTTAATTGGAACAGAAATATGAGAAACAGAAAGCATTTTCTATATCATATTGAAGCTAAGATTGATGCAGCTATTGAAATTACTAAACGACTACAAATGAAAACTATTTTGTTTGGCCAGTCTATTAAAGGTGCAGATAAAATAGCTGAAGAATTAGGTGATATCTGTGTTGAATATCATTCAGATATGACTAAAACTCAAGCTAATTTGAATCTGAAGAAACTAAAAGACGGTAGAACTAAAGTAGAATGTATTTCATCAGCTAAAGGTTTAGAGGAAGGTTTTGATTTACCTGGTTTAGAATTAGGTATTACATGGAGTCGTACTTCTAAAGCTTTAAGAGCTAATCAGGTGCTCGGTAGAATTTGTAGATATGTGCCAGGTAAAACAGCATATATGATAGAACTTTACGTACCTGATACTCAGGATGAAAGATGGTTAAAGAACTCTTTGAAAGGACAGTCGAATGTCTATTATTTAAAATCAATTGATCAGATATATCAAATAATTAATTATGACAGAGGAATTAAAACGGTTTAATGATTGGCACCTTAAAACTAAAGGTGTCAATCTTACTGACGTGATAGATGAGTATTTACGTGATCAAAAAATGAGAACCATATACCTAAGAGATGTTATTGAATATCTAGGAGAGATATCTGGATTTAGTTATAATAGATTAATTAATCCTAAAGCAGGTAGACATAATGATTTGGTAAGAGCACGTGGTTATTTAGTTAAATATGTTCAGATTAATTTAGGATTTCCTTGTAAATCAGTGTATTATAAATTATTTGGATTTCATAGAGATCATGCTACAGCTTTACACCATAAGAACACTACATTATACGGAGCAGAATTAATCATGTATGATAAGTTAGTAAATTTTATTGAAACACATAATGTAATATGGAATGAAAGAAATATTATTCAACCTAACAATTCTACTAACAGCCCAACCAGAGTTGGAGCAGTTG